TAACCACAATTCGTCAATCTCCTTTCTGGCTTTACCGCACATCCCATTGAGGGCAGCTTCCATAAGGTTGAATAGCTTTAATCTGTGGTCGCATAGTCCGTACTCTTCGATCTCTTCAAACACTATCTGGATAAATGGGGTCTCTTCAATCATTCGCCTAGCCTCTTCAGTTGAATTTTAATCTGCTCTCGCAGGTACTTTTTAAACTCTAACACTTCATCCATTTTAAACTTGGGCGGCTTTCTGAATGCCAATCTATTCATGGCCTTTACTCGCCTGACTCCGTACATATCTTCCATGTACATACGGTATCGCTCTCGTATCTTAGTGGTGCGCATACCATGCCAGTTGCACGCGGCACATTGGGGTGCCAGATTTTCTTCCCATAGCTTGAATCTCAGAACTTCCTTGCGGCCATAGTAGTGACCGCCTTGCATTTCCTTGTAGTGCTTGATAACACCACAGGTCACACACTCACAGAAGCCCAATTTGTTGCTCGCCTTTAGACGAACCAGCTTTTGCAGTAGCACTGCCGCCTTTTCCACTTCCTGCTGTATGGTTGGCTTCTTCCTTGGCTTTCTGTTTGGATTCTTTAGCTTGCTCATTTTCCCTGACCTTAACGTACTCTGAGTTTCTCGGAACGCTGAGTCTAACACGCAACTTATCGTCTGCATATACAAGAACACTGTGCATGAACTGAGCCATCTTAGCTTTACCCTTTGGGGTAGAATAGACCTGCCCCTCTATCGTCTCCCTTCCCACCTTTACAGCGTATGTGCCAAGGAATTTATTCTTGAGCCACAGCTTCCATGCTTCAGCGTCTGCTTCAGGGGCTTTCTTCTTCATCTGGTCGGCAATCTCCCTGCACCATATGTTAAACAGAGCATCCTGACTGAGACTTGTGGGGTCAGTGAATGGCATCAGCTTGATAGCCAATGGGGACTGGTAGTTCCAATCCCTTATCCTGGTCTCTAAGTGCTTCAGCTTTGCCTCAACCTCAGTGGTCGAGCTAACTTTAACGTAGTCACCCTGAGTCATAGCTTCATCCTTAAATATTTCTGTGAAATTTTATCTGCCTTGCTCTCGCATCTGACAATGGTAGTCACGCCCCACTCTTCTTTTGGCTTACGTGTTCCATTAGCCCACATATGACAGTCTTGCACTTCAGGTGCGCCCCTCACTCGGCCTCGCATACTACTTGCAACAATACCAACTGCCGCGCCTAGCTCTTTCCAAGTGTAGGTTTCATTCTTTACCAGCCCCAAGTCAGTGCGATCACCTACCCACCTAATCAGTCTAGTGTTGGGATGGTCACGACCTGCGCCCATTGGGGTTTCATTTCTTTCGTATCCACGTTTAGCCATTATGTTCTCTCCGTTAAAGTTGTATATGCTTTTGCTGCTGTCTGAGGTACTACTCCGTTCCCCAGCATTCTAATTCTGTCCACCCTGTTGGCACACCCATCAACCACTCTACCCAGTCGGGGTTCAGTTTCCCACGACCCGAAGTGTGCTGTATTGCATCTGGCAGTGAGTTGCTCATTGGATTCCGGTTCTTCGCCTTTAAAGTCTCTGGAAGTACAGCTCCCTTGTAATCTCTTGCCGCAGGTGTAGGCCACATTCTTTCCGCAGTCTCCACTGCATCCCTTAACTTCGCTCCGTACCAAGGGCTGTTCGGGTCTTTGCTGTGCTTCGATCTCCACTGTCCGTTCACCAGTTCTGTTGGGTAGCTGCCACCAGTGACATCGAATACCGTTGCGGTTGGCCATGATGTAGACTCGCTTTCTTTGGTGAGGTGCCCCGACTTCACGCGCTGAGAATATTCCCCACGTTGTGAGATAACCATCTTCTTCCAAGTCGCTGACAACTGTGGAGAGTCCAAGCGATACGTGTCCTTCGACGTTTTCAAAGAAGCATTGAGCAGGTCTAATTGCTTCGATGTGTCTCCTGATGTGCGGCCACAAATGTCTTGGGTCATCTTCTCCTTTGCGATTTCCTGCTGCTGAAAACGGTTGACATGGATAGCCAGCAGTGAGGATGTCAACGCAGTCTCGAAAGATTTCCGATGGGAAGGTTTTAATATCCGTGTAAATAGGTGCGGGAGGTAAGAGTCCGGCTTCCATCTTCGACACCAAGTTTGCAATGGCGAAGGCTTCGATCTCCACATAAGCGATGACTCGATGTTCAATTCCGGCAAGGTCAAGTCCTCTTTCGATGCCACCATATCCTGCGCAAAACGCGATGACAGTGGGTAGTTCTTCGGTAGTATCCACATTCGTTTCTCCTAGTTAATCTGCCCAACTGGTATCAGTCAGACTTTCAGTTATTTCGCGACCTCTCAGGCCACTTGGTTTTTGTTTTGGTTTAGCCAGCTGCTTGGCGGCAATATCCTGCTTCTCTTTCCTTACCCATGTGCTGACACAGTGTTGCCATGACTGCATTTTATTCTTGCCAATCATCCATCCTTTGCTCTCATAGAAATCAAGAAAGCCTTGAGGGTCTACATACCTATTGGCACCAGTACGATTGCAGTGATCAATAACCTCAGTGAGGGTTGGCTTAACAAATGGCGGCTTCTTCTTCTTTTTTTCTGGGGTGATAACCCCCTTATTCCCTGTAGTATTAATTGTATTATTAGATGTATTATTATCCTTAAACTTTTCTAGGGTAGGGTCATCAACTTTTGTAGGGGAGGGTTGAAACTTTTCTAGGGTACCCTCCTCTACTTTTAGAGGGGAGGTATTAAACTTTTCTATGGTAGGGGTATCAGCCATCTGGATGTAGCGATGCTTGACCTGCTTAGTGCCAGGAACATACTCCAGCTGCATATTGATATACCCACACTCACTGAGATTCTTTATCCACTTGCTGATGGACTGTACAGAAACCTCATACAACTCAGCGAAGTATCTATTGGATGCCCAGCAGTATCCCTTCTCATTACATAGAGCAGTGATCTCACCATAGAGCAACTTAGCATTAGCGTTTAGCCTTTTATCATACCTGACGCTGGCAGGTATCATTGCGTAGTAACCCTTCTTCTCCATCTTATTCACCAGCCGCCACAAATTCAGACAGCTTGATGTTCAGAGCTTCTGATATGCGGATCATGGTATCGAGAGAGGGCTTGCGGTGACGATTCATAATGAGACTGACAGTAGCAGGACATAGGAGTGTGAGTCTTGAGAACTCAATGTGGCTCATGCCATGCAGGTTTAGGTAGTAGCTGATTGCTTTAACAGTATCCATTTTGTTTCTCGGTTTGGTTAGTGAGGTGACATAGTATAACTATATAAATTATTTTACAAGAGGTTATTGACATTAAAATAACATCTTGATATTGTGGCACTTCAAACAACAGGAGAGCAATATGTACTATCGAGATGAAGACCCCAACCGCACTGGCAGTCCAGACGACTGCTTCAATAGTTTTATGAGAGACATTACTGGTCGTGATGGCGATGACCTAGGCTTCTATGATAAGCGTCCGCTACTTCCTATGCCAACCCAAGAAGACTTGGATTACAAGAAGGCTCAGGCAGCTGAACATAAAAAGCAGGTTGATTACTTTGTTAAGGCTCAGATTGATTTATACTGCAAGGACAAAGAACAGCGTGATAAAATGTATGCCATGAATGGCTTCGAGGTGGAGTCATGAGTCAGCGCGAGAGAATCCTTGAACACTTTGAAGGTGGCAATACTGTCACCTCACTTGAGGCTTATGATAAACTGGGCATCACCCAACTGGCGACCAGAATCTTTGAGCTAAAGCAGCAGGGCTACCCAATACAGTCCACCAGAATCAAAGTAACTAATCGCTTCGGTGAAGAGTGTGGTGTTTCTGAATACTACTTGGAGGGTGCGTAAATGGATAAGGATATTGAATACCTGAATGACCTGGATCGCGGTGATTACGATTGCCGCAAAGGTTTTCCACACAAAGAAGGGCAGTCACACGCCTATGATATTGGATATGGCGCACGCTATGTCCTTGAACAAATGCAATCAGCAGGAGCAATAGAATAATGAAATCAAGTGAATCAATGAAAAACCTTGCCGAAGCACTGTGTAGTGCCCAAGCAACCATGGGTGGTGCCGTTAAAGACAGTGCCAACCCTTTCTTCAAGTCTAGCTATGCTGACCTGACATCTGTCATCAAGGCTATCAAGCAGCCCTTCACTGATAATGGTCTGAGTTACACGCAGTTTCCTGTCAGCAATGAGCATGGGATTGGCGTGATCACTAGGCTAATGCACACCAGTGGCGAATGGTTGGAGCAGGAATACTACCTGCCAATAGTTAAGCGTGACCCACAAGCTGCTGGCTCTGCCATTACTTATGCAAGGCGTTATGCCCTACAGTCAATCGCAGGTATCCCTACTGCTGATGATGATGCAGAGTCTGCAATGTTGCGAGGTTCGCAGGTTAGTGAGAAGTTAAGTCAAGATCAAATCGACGACATAAAAGGTTTGCTTGAAGAGACTAACACTGACGTTAAGAAGTTTCTTGGGCATTTCAAAGCCAAAAGTGTGGATGATATGCTAGTTGTTCAATACAGCCGAGCTATGGCTGCTCTGACATCTAAGTTAAAATGATTATCTTAAACGATGAGCAGGGTTCCCCTGAGTGGCTTGCCTCAAGACTGGGCAGGCCATCAGCCTCAATGTTTGGGAAGTTAATCACTGGTAGTGGTAAGCCCTCTAGTTCAGCAGAGTCCTATATCAACGAGATGATTGCCGAGAGATTGACTGGTCGCAGTAAACCCTTCTACACCAACGAACACATGGAGAGAGGTAACGCACTAGAGCCAGAAGCTAGGGAAGCCTATGAGTTTATCACTGACTACGAAGTGCAGGAGACAGGCTTCATCCTGGATGACAGTGAAGAGTTTGGTTGTAGTCCCGATGGGTTGGTGGTAGACCACAGCCTTGGATTAGAGATAAAATGTCCATCTGATTCGGTACACGTTAGCTACCTGAGAGCAGGTAAGGTGCCAGCAAAGTATTACCAGCAAGTGCAGGGATGTATGTGGATAACTGGGAGAGAGTGTTGGGACTTCATGTCTTACCACCCAGAAATGCCACACTTGTTGGTACGCATGGAGCGTAATGAGAAGTTTATTGAAGCAATGGCCGAGCAAGTTCTGGCCGCAGTTGAAACCATAACAACAGAGACGGAGAGATTAGTATGAAAGTTGGATTAAGCATTAAGTTGGACGTTACAAAGATCGACAAAGAGCGACTGTTTGAGGGTGCCAAGGGTACATACCTTGACCTGACTACCTTCATTGATACTGCCGAGCAAGACCAGTACGAGAACAATGGCTTTGTATCTCAGTCAACTTCCGCTGAGGAACGTGAGCAGGGTCTCAAGACTCCTATCCTCGGTAACGTAAAAGTGTTCTTCACCGATGGCGATGCGGCTCCTGCCAAAGCTGCTGCTCCTGCTATTGATGAAGACATTCCATTCTAATGGAAGCCCTTGGTGCCGCCTTCTTCGTGATTGTAGTTGGCGGCCTTATCACTGGATTGATTCTACTAACACTTGACCAACAGCGAGAGTGGAAAAAGAAACGTGAAGCTGATAAGAAATAGATTACAGACCCCTGATGGGAAGATTCTTGAGAGTATAAGTACGCATGATTATGTTCAACATAGAGACGACAACGGCAAATTGTACTTCCTTGATGGGGGTCTGGACTATGCAAGATGTTCGGCCCATGGTGATGAGGTCTATATGCAGGAGTGGGATGATGATCCTTATCCATGCAAAACTGAAGTTCAGCTTTGGTTTGACCTGATGGAAAGCTGTGATTAGTATGCCAAATTTGGTATGTTAGGTATGAATATATATCACTACAAGTCATTAATGGCTTCCTATATAATCGGCCCCTCTACAAACTACTGGGGTTTCACCGTGACTATCGCAATCATCGTTGTAATATGTGGCCTAGCTGCAATTGCATACCAAGACATAGCCTCCTGATGGGGGCTTTTTTAATGGAGTAGATTATGAAGCATATGATTATCCCTGACACCCAAGTCAAACCAGGTAGTAGCCTGAAGCATTTGGAGTGGGCAGGAAGGTACGCTGTAGAGAAGAAGCCCGATGTGATCGTTCACATTGGAGATCACTGGGATATGCCCTCGCTATCCAGTTGGGATGTAGGCAAGAAGTCCTTTGAAGGCCGTCGATACAAAGATGATATTGAGTCAGGCATTGAGGGAATGCGAGAGTTTATGAAGCCTATCTGGAAAGAGCAGGAAAGATTAAGACGCAACAAAGAAAAGCAGTGGCGACCTCGGCTAGTGTTCTGCTTAGGCAACCATGAGAATCGCATTGAAAGAGCCATTGAGTCCGATGCAAAGCTAGAGGGACTGATAAGCTACGAAGACCTAGAGCTGGATCACATGGGCTGGGAAGTGTATGACTTCCTTGAGGTCTGCGTCATTGATGGTATTGCTTACTCGCACTACTTCACCAGTGGCATTATGGGTCGCCCTGTATCCAGTGCCAAGCTGATGTTATCCAAGAAGCACATGAGCTGTGTGATGGGTCACGTTCAGGATCGAGACATTGCCTTTGCTAACAGAGCAGACATGAAGCCCATGATCGGATTGTTTGCCGGTATCTTCTACGTCCATGATGAG